ATATCTCAACACGCACGGCACGTTAACGCCATCCCGCGGCAATGCACGGAAAGGTTATCACACTGTGACAAAAATGCAACACTGTGGCGCTAGGGCAACACATGACGATTGCGCGGTGCGATTGCGTGAAGGCAGGGGGGATGCTTGCGAGGCCGGCACCCCCAGCGCGCGGGGCCACGTTCTATATGTGTTAATACCTACATCTGAACACACAGACTAAGCGGAGTACCAATGACCAAGCTAACGAAATTCACCACCCAGCAAATACTAAGCGACCTTGCTGACGGTTACACGATGGTAGACGCATGCAAGAAGGCGGGGATAAGCAGGCAGGCTCTATACAAGCGTATGAAGGGCAACAACGAGCTTGATGCTTCTGTGCGTATTGCGCAACAGTATAGCGCGGAGAAGGCGCTAGAGGAGCTTGATAAGCTGTATGACGACGCTCTACACAAGCGCAAGGACTACGACGCTCATGTGCTAAGAGACTATGCGCATCATGTACGCTGGAAGGTGCAAAAGATTATCCCTGAGCGCTATGGCGAGCAGAAGAATAAGACAGGCGTGGAGGTCACTGATGGCGGCATTCGTATTATGTGGGAGAACTAGATGAAACGGGCAGATGTTTTGGAAGCCGCGAAGCAGTGTGTAACCTCTGACAGGGCTAAGGAGCACGGCGATATGGAAGATAACTTTGCAACCATTGCTTCTTATTGGTCTATTCACTTGGGCCGTAAGATTGAGCCCGTGGATGTTGGGATTATGATGGCGCTATTAAAGGCGGCCAGAGCTAAGGCGAACCCGTACCACGAAGATAATTATGTAGACGGGGCGGGGTATTTTGCATGCAGTGCAGAATGCGTAAACGTGGAATAAGCTTTTTTCAAAAGGTATAAATTATATATGGTAGACATAAAGATTCCCTATAAGCCCCGTGACTTGCAAGCTGAGATGCACAATGGCATCAAACGGTGGAATGTTTTGGTTATGCACCGTCGATTTGGAAAGACTGTGTTTGCGGTAAACCATTTAATCAAGCATGCGTTGACTTGTCCGTTACCAAGACCCCGCGTTGCTTTTGTTGCGCCTACCTTTACGCAGGCTAAGCGTATTGCTTGGGACTATGTAAAGTATTACACAAGCGTCATCCCTGGCGCTAAATTCAACGAAACTGAGCTGCGTGTAGATTTTCCTAACGGCGGGCGGTTGATGTTGCTGTCTGCCGAAAACCCTGATGCGTTGCGCGGTATCTATCTTGATATGGCTGTCTTCGATGAATTCGGTATGCAAAACCCAAGGGTATGGGGGGAGGTTGTAAGACCGGCACTATCTGACAGAGAGGGTGCGGCCATCTTTTTAGGAACCCCTGCCGGCCATAATCATTTTTTTGATTTATTGGAACAGGCCCGTTCGGAAACAGAGAACGGTTCGGACCAGTGGTACTGGAAGATTGTAAAGGCCAGCGAGAGTAATCTTGTTAAGGAAACCGAGTTAGACGCGGCTAAAGCGCAAATGACTCCTGAGCAATACGAACAGGAATACGAGTGTTCCTTCACGGCGGCAATCATTGGGGCGTATTATGGCAAATTAATGGCAGAGGCGGATGAGGACAACCGCATTACGCGAGTGCCGTATGACCCAGCGTACCCAGTGCACACAGCTTGGGACTTGGGTGTTAATGACTCAACAGCCATATGGTTTGCTCAAATTTTTCGGGGCGGGGCCGTCAATGTTATTGATTACTACGAAAACGGCGGCGTGGGCTTAGACCATTACGCTGACGTTATAAATAAAAAAGACTACAATTACGGCGACCACTTAGCTCCGCATGATATTGAGGTGCGAGAGCTTGGTAGTGGTAAGTCGCGGTTAGAAACTGCCGCTAGTCTTGGCCTTAGATTTAAGGTTATTCCAAAGATGAAGGTTGCGGATGGAATTAATGCGGCGCGTATGCTATTACCAAAGTGTTACTTTGATAGGGACAAGTGCGCGACAGGAGTAGAAATGCTCCGGCAGTACAGACAGGAGTGGGATGAACGTAGGAAAATGTTTAGGGACCATCCGCGGCATGATTTCACAAGCCACTCAGCAGATGCGTTTAGGTATCTTGCTATTGGCCTTGAGAATAGGCAGCGTTTTGTCAAACCTCCGCAACAAGTTGCGCAAATGGATTACAACCCTTTTACGATATGATGACAGATAACGAGTTTCATTACGACACAGCAAGCCTAATGATGGAGCACAGCCGCTACCATTGTGGCTATAGCCTTTCCGAAAAGAGGGCGTACATAGAACCTCCCCTTTCTATGGGGAACTACATATTTGGAGTAGACGCAGAGGGCGTCCCGTATTTGTTTGCCACCTGGGCGTTTCCAAACCCAAGGCAGGTTGATGAATATCTTAAAACGGGTGTGTTTCCACCTAGCGCATGGCGAGGCGATGGCGATACCCCCTGGGTTGTGGACTTCATATGTTTTGCTGGGCGAGCCGGCATAACAGAAGGATTTAGGTCTTTGAAAGACATTTTCACAGAAATGGGATATAGTGAGTGCTATTGGCTAAGAACTGAGTCTAAGAAGTTGGGCTTCCATAAACTAAAGGAGAATTAATATGGGTTCGCGGGGACCATCGGGAGGTGGCTCAGAGGCGCAAGACTTTCGCCTACAAGAGCAAAAACGAATGCAGGGTGTAGGTGTTAGCCCTGTTCAGAAGGCGTTTGCCCGTAACATCACGGCGGCTCAACAGCTAGAGCAGCGAATGGGGTCTATAACCAAGATTCCTGGGACCGCTGGGATGGCGCTGAATGTTGCGGGGCAGGCTTCGTTGCGGAACCAAGCCAACATACTTCGCAGTCAATCGACTACTGCTGTTCCCGTCACCAATGAATCGGGGCAGGTCATGGGTGTTCAAAGCAAGGGGCTTTTTGGGGGAACGGTTTATTCTGGCCGTGGAGACTTTAAGCCGTCTCAGACTATTTTAGCCAGCGAAACCGAAAGCGCACCCGTCGTATCAAGGCCTGACATCACGCCGGAAGTTACGCCAGAGGTCACACCTGAGATTGTGCCTGACGACAATCTGGGGCTAAGCCGCAGATATTCGTCAAGACGGTTTGGCGGAGGCGGGCTAACTAAAGAAGTGGGCATTTTGCTTTCACAAGGCACTGCCAGAAAAACGGTATAGGAGATATCAATGAGTTCGCTTTTAAGCCCGCCGTCAGTCCCAACACCAACTCCTCCTCCTGAGCCACCTGCGCAGGTTGATTTTGAAAGAGCTTCGGCATTGTCTGAAGAGGCCATGAAAAAAGAGCGCACAAAGCGCAAGGGTAGAAGCTCCACTATAGTTGCGGGCATGACTGCCGGCACAGAAACGCCAAGTGGCGGCACACCTACATTGCTGGGGTAACTTATGAAAGACTTAGCCAAAAATTTAATCAGTCGCAGTAATAGCATCATTTCCCGCAGAGATAACTGGGATACGCATTATCAAGAGCTTGCCGACTACATGCTCCCTCGCAAAGCCGATATCGTTAAGAAACGGTCACGCGGCGAAAAGCGTATGGAGCTTATATATGACGGCACTGCGCTACAGTCTGTGGACCTGTTGTCTGCAAGTCTGCACGGGATGTTGACGAGCGGAGCGACGCCTTGGTTCCACTTGGATATGAAGGAAACTGATGTAGGCCGAGATGACGATGTGCAAGAGTGGCTACAGGACTCCTCGCGGCGAATGATTAGAGCGTTTAACCAATCAAACTTTGAAACAGAAATCCACGAAATGTATGTGGACCTTGTTGTGTTTGGCACTGGTTGCATGTTTGTGGAGATGGATAACGGGCAGCTCCGTTTTAGCACACGGCATATTTCAGAGTTCTACCTGCAAGAGAACCAGTTTGGTTTGGTTGATACCGTATTCCGCAAGTATAAGCAGCCAGCGCGGCAAGCTGTACAGCGGTTTGGTGTCGATAACGTAGGAGATTTTATCCGCAAAACGCATGACAAGAAGCCTGATGAAGAGGTGGAAATTATGCATGTTGTGATGCCGCGATCAGACCGCGACACAACAAAGGTGGACAATAAAAACATGCCGTTTGCCTCGTACTATATTTGTATGAATAGCAGCATGATTATTTCAGAAAGCGGATTCCAAGAGTTTCCTTACATTGTCCCACGCTTCTTGAAGGCTACCGGCGAAACTATGGGCCGCTCACCGGCGATGGTGGCATTGCCTGACGTTAAGATGCTTAACCTGATGTCTAAGACGATTATCCAGGCGGCACAAAAGCAAATTGACCCGCCGCTTTTGGTTCCCGATGACGGCTTCATTATGCCTATTCGTACTCAGCCAGGTGGTCTTAACTTCTTTAGGTCAGGCTCAAGAGACACAATTACGCCTCTAAACACGGGGGCTAACATCCCTATCGGCCTGAGCATGGAAGACCAGCGCAGACAGGCGATTCGTTCTGCGTTCTATGTTGACCAGCTTCTTTCTGGCGGCGCTCCTAACATGACAGCTACAGAGGTTGTCCAGCGTCAAGAAGAGAGAATGCGGGTTATCGGTCCTGTTTTAGGGCGTCTAATGAATGAGATGTTGCGTCCATTGATTGACCGCGTTTTTGCCTTGATGCTTCGCGAAGAGATGCTAGCTATCCCTCCTGAGATTTTGCAGGGCACAGATATCGACATTGAGTATGTGTCTCCTCTGGCAAGAGCCCAGAAGTCTAGCAGCCTTAACAGCACTATGCAGGCTCTGGAAATTTTATTGCCTTTGGCGCAGGCCTTGCCTGTAACTGACCACTTAGACCCTGATGGGTTGGTTCAGCACGTTACTGATGCACTCGGAGTCCCCAAGACAACACTCCGTTCTAGTCGTGAAGTTGCACAGATGCGCCAAGAAAGAGCAGCGGCGGAGCAACAAGCCGCGCAACGTCAGACTGAGCAAGAAGATGTATATACAGCGGCGCAAGCGGCGCAAGCAGTTAGGATGGTTGGGCAGTGACACCGGAAGTAGAAAAACTAAAATTTATGTACAAAGAGGCCTTTTCCACTAGCGGTGGGAAGAAGGTTCTCGCAGACCTTGAGGCTCGCAGTAACTGGCGAGTGTCAAGCTATGTGGCTGGCGATGCCAATGCCACAGCTTTTGAGGAAGGCAAAAGGGCTGTCCTTTTGCATATTCATAGTATGATGAAAGAGGAGTAATTATGTCAGAAGAAGCTATCGAACAGGTAGCCCAGGTTGAAGCATCAGCGTTGGAAACCCCAGCGGAGACAGCGACAGGCGGGTCTGGTAACGATTTCTTGAATATGATACCGGAGGAATTGCGGGGGCATCCTAGCATTTCACCTATCAAGGATGTGGAAAACTTGGCGCGGTCTTATGTAAATGCCCAGCGTCTAATCGGGGCCGACAAAATCCCCCTACCTGCTAACCCTACAGAGGAAGATTTAGACCGAGTCTATAGCAGGCTTGGCCGGCCAGAATCAGCGGAAAATTATGAGATTGCTGTTGATGGGAACGTAGTAACAGAGGAGGTGGCAAACAGCTACAAAGATGTTGCCCACAAGTTGCGTTTAACACCGGAGCAAGCATCCGGCGTTATGGAGTATTATAAGAGCGTTGTCGAAAACACCGGCGCCGCTACTATGCAACAGCTTGAGCAACAACGCGCGGCATCAGAGACTGCTTTGCGTCAGGAGTGGGGTTCTAACTACGATGGTATTGTAGAAAAGGCCGCAGCAACAGCGCAAGAATTTGGCAACTCTGAGATGTTTGACATCGACCTTGCTGATGGTACTAAGCTGGGTAATAACCCAGATTTCATAAAAGCATTTGCAAAAATTGCAGAATTTAGGCAAAGTGTGACAAGTGAGGACACGGTATCTGAGGCTTCGCAAACGTCCTTTATGACAAGGGAAAAAGCGCAAGCAGAGGTTTCGGCAATCATGGCTTCCCCCGCCTACACAGACAGAAAGAATGTCGTGGCTAGGGAGCAAGCGATTGCTAAAGTACAAGAGCTAATGGGCTACATTCATGGATGATGTGGAAATTAGACTCGAATGTTTAAGGGTTGCGCTTGAGTATGGCACTCAGCGCGACGTTGTAAATCCAGCCAAGCTCGCAGAAAGTTACTACGAGTGGGTTGTAAGGGGTAGCGAGGAAACTCGTCCCGCAGACAATCGGAAAGACGATAGCCAGAAGTCGGCTAAAAAGACTAGGAATGTCCGTGCATCGGGTAGCACTCTGCAAAGCTAAAACATAAACGTGAAACTTGAAGGAGGACAGTATGTCCACAGAAGTAACCACCGCGTTTGTACAGCAGTATTCAGCTAATGTGCAGATGCTTTCTCAGCAGATGGGTTCCCGTCTGCGTGACGCAGTTCGTATTGAAAATGTTGTTGGCAAGAACGCTTTTATTGACCAAATCGGTGCGGCTACCGCGCAGGTTCGGACAACCCGTCATGCTGATACACCACAGATTGACACACCGCATTCACGGCGTCGTCTAACTTTGGCCGATTACGAGTATGCAGACCTGATTGATGACCAGGACAAGGTACGCATGTTGATTGACCCAACTTCATCTTACGCAATGGCGGCTGCGGCTGCTATGGGCCGTGCGATGGACGATGTTATTATCACAGCGGCTCTTGGCACTGCGGCAACTGGCGAAGCTGGTGCTGGCACACAGGCCATCACACAGACTGTTGCCCAGGGCAACACTAACTTGACGCTAGCAAAGCTGCGTGAAGCTAAGTTCAAGCTGGACTCAGGCGACGTTGACCCATCACTTCAGCGTTACATTGCTGTTGGACCAAGCCAGATTCAGTCTTTGCTTGCTGACACAACTGTAACATCAAGTGACTTCAACACAGTTAAGGCACTTGTGCAGGGTGAGCTAGATACCTTTATGGGCTTCAAGTTCATCATGACAAACCGTCTTGCTACATCTGATGGTTCCGAGACTGATGACATCCGCGATTGCTTTGCATGGGCGGAAGACGGCATCACACTGGGTATCGGTAAAGACATCTCTGCACGAATTGATGAGCGGGCAGACAAGAGTTACGCAACTCAGGTCTACTACTGCATGTCACTTGGTGCGGTTCGTATGGAAGAAGCAAAGGTTGTTAAAATCCTTTGTGACGAGTCTCCAGACTAAACATAACGAGAGGGGCCGCGCTTGGCCCCTCTTACCTTTAGCGGGGATGTTACGTTTGGAATATAACAACGACTTCCAGTACGACTTAAAAGTTGGTCAGCTACAAGAAAAGTGGCTAGGCGACTTGCTTGAAGGTCAAACAATAGAGGTGAAACGAGACTTTATGGCTTCGCAAACAGGGAATGTGTTTGTGGAGTTTTTTTGTAGAGGAAAGCCTTCTGGCATTGCGACTACAAAAGCCCAGCACTGGGCGTTTATACTTAGTGAGGAAACTGTGGTATTATTGCCAACAGCAAAGCTAAAGACACTAGCTAGGCAAGCACACAAGAACGGCCGCGTCATTTGCGGCGGGGACAGCAACGCAAGCCAAGGCGTATTAATAAATGTAGAGAGGTTGGTACGAGATGCCATCAGTAGTTGATATTTGTAACGAGGCGATGGATTTGCTTGGCGCCGCAACTATTGCCTCGCTAACAGAAAACTCCAAAGAAGCCCGATTGTGTAACCGTCGCTATGAAACTGTTCGCGATGCTGTTTTGCGAGCTCACCCCTGGAATGCCGCAATTCGCCGTGCTGACTTGGCAAGAGATAGCTCGGCTCCAGCGTTTGGATTTAAGTACCAGTACACCCTGCCGACAGACCCTTACTGTTTGCGAGTGCTGTCTTTCTGGAATTCAAATGTCGATAATGAGCTTACACCATACGATAGCCAAGTAATGTTTAAGATTGAAGGGCGCAAAATCCTCAGCAACGAAGATGCCTGTAAAATTATATATGTTGCCCGCGTGACTGACACAGAGCAATACGACGCACTGCTTTCCAGCACAATAGCTCATAAGCTAGCCTCCGAGACTGCCTATGCAATTACAGGTAGCAACAGCATTGCCCAGCAAATGTTCAGCTTGTACGAGGCCCGTATCAGAGAGGCTCGCTCAATGGACGCTATGGAAGGCCAGCCTGACAAAATAATTGCAAACGACTTTGTAAACGTAAGGTTCTAAGATGGCCCGTGTATCTAGCATTGTTACTAACTTCCGCGCTGGCGAATTATCGCCACGGCTCGAAGGCCGCATTGACTTGCAAAAGTACAACGAAGCGGCGCAAACATTGCAGAATATGCTGGTGTTCCCGCAGGGCGGAACAACGCGACGGCCAGGCACAAAATTTGCTGGGCAATCAAAAGACGGTGGTAAAGTAAGGCTTGTTAACTTTGAGTTTAGTGACGAGCAAGCTTACGTTATCGAGTTTGGCGAAAACTATATGCGCTTCTTTAAGGATGGTGGCGTTTTAACAGAGACAGCTAAAGATATCACAGGGATTACGAACGCAAACCCAGCGGTTGTAACAGCGGCTTCGCACGGCTTTTCCAATGGTGACAGAGTGTTCTTGTCTGGCGTTGAGGGTATGACCCAGGTAAACAACCTTGAGTTCACCGTGGCTGGCGCAACAACTGACACGTTCGAGCTGTCTGGAATAGATAGCAGCGCTTACACAGCGTATGCTTCTGGCGGCACAGCGGGTAAGATTGTAGAGGTTACGACTACATATAGCGGAACAGACATATTTGAAATCAATCACGCCCAATCCGCTGATGTTCTTTACTTGACTCACAAGGACCACGCGCCAGCTAAATTGACGCGCACCACGGCGACTAGCTTCTCTTTGTCTGATATCGATTTTGTCGATGGCCCTTACTTAGACGAAAACA